TAGATGTTCCATTAGGAATCGCTGCAACTAACGTATTTCCATTAGTTGTGCTTGTCTGAAATGCCACGCGGTTTGCAAAAGTTGCATTGCTGAAGTCACCAGTAATGCGGTTGCCTGTGCCTGTGAACGTCAGGTTGCCTGAGTCGGTGATGGATGTAAAGGAGCCAGTGCTTGCTGTCGTTGCGCCAACAGACATGTTGTTGATTGTTCCAACACCTGTCGAAGTAAGTGCAAGTGTGGGAGTGGTGCTGGCTGTTAGCGTGACTAGGTTGGTGTATGCCGCGCCATCTGTGTCATACGCTGCAAGATTCAACGTGTTGGTCGCCGTCTTTGCGGATTTAAGCTGCGTCCCTGTTACATAGGAAGCCGCCTGAGTGATGGTGTCAGTATCCGCATCACCCAGACTGGTGTTGCCCGTTACAGTCAGGTCGGTGAATGTACCCGGCCCGGAGATGTTGGACACCTTGATGAAGTCAGTGCCGTTCCAAGCGCAGACTGCCGCCTCGCCCTTGATGATGGTCACCCCGGTGGTGGGGCCAACGCCGCGCAGCACGATGCTCTGAGTGCTGGAGCTTTTGTTGATGACAATGTAGGTCTTGGACTGGGCCGGGGCCGTAATGTTGCGGGTTACCGTACCGCCCGCTGTCCACAGCAGAATGACTTGACGGGAGGTGTTGGCGGCTCCAGTGGTCGTGGTCAGGGTTACGTCTGCGTCGGAACTGATTGTGGTCGTGCCCGCAACGGCGGAGTCAAGCAACGAGGTGATGGCATCGTTGACCGTGGTTCCCCAAGTACCCGACAGTTCTCCCGTGACTGGAAGCGCCAGACCAAGTAGGGATGTATATGCTGTAGTCATGTGTTAGTTTCCTTCATCAGCCGGTAGCGGCGTATTGCCTTCAGCAAGCCACTCTAGATATTGCTGGTAGTCTGCGTTGTCTATGGAAAAAGGAATAAAAGCACCGTCAGACAGACGCAAAACAACAATATTATTTACAATACCACTTAAAGTAGTTGAGTTTATTAGTTTATACATTTACAACTCTGATTCAGCTTTGTAGAAAAAAAATAATTCAATTGCACTTTGAGCAGATGAAGAGCCAATTCTTACAGTTTTTTGCGATATATTAGCGACATCAGGGGTTTGTCCTGCGGCCCCCTTAAAAACTTTTGAAATTGCACCAGTATTATCCCATGTAGTAATTGTTGGAATTGCACGCATTGATACAGGGAAATATACTAATGTTATAAATGGTCCTGTTCCTGCGTTTGGGAGAACCATATCAATAGCCCCCTTATTTCCAGCAGGAACGCTACCTAAAGTAGTTCCATAATCATAACTAGTTGTAAAGTACCGTTGGCATAAAGAAAACTCAGTTCCAAAGGAACGATAATCAAACGCTGTAGCTACGCTGCCCTTCTCTAGCTGCACGTTGCCAATTTGCCACGTTCCGCTAGTTTGAGCGCCGACAGTAAACAAGATTTCAATGCCGGTTGTAGCTGCCGCTGGGATGCTAATTTGGGCGCTGTAATTTGTCAACATAGAGGTGACGGTGAATGTGCCTGTTGCAATCTGGGTCTTGGATGACCATGTATTCGCACTGGTTGCGTAGCTTGCAGTCCAAGTAACCGTAGTCAGCAAGGAGTTGGAGATGTTTACCGACAGGGTAGCCGTGCTGCCTGCCATGTCATAGCAGTTGTCTTGCTCAATACGCTGCCCAATACCAATCGCTGTTACCGAACCCGCGCCAGTAGCCTGTAGGTTGTATTGGTTTGCGCCAGATCCAGCCACTTGGGCCACGGTAACGGTTGCGCCTGTAGCGTAGGCATACCATCGATCTACAGATGGATATGTAGGAGAAGTGGTAGGAACAGCAGCACCAGATGTTCCAGACGTTGCTCGTTGAGCAATTTGCATTTGCGCGTTTATGAGTCTATTTTTGAATCCAAAAGTACTGGGGGAATCCGTCCACACAGCTTTGGCTGCGGGGTACGTCACGAAGACGTTCTTTGTACCGGCAGAGAAGTTGACCAAGTTACCAGAATTACTGGAACCCAATACTGTTGTGCGGCTAAGGGTGGTTCCCGACGAGGTATATGTACCAAGACCAACTTCCCACTCGGATGTGCCTTGGCCTGCAATTGTGTAGTAGGTGGTGTTTCCGTTACCTACTGCGGAGAACGACTGGAAGCCTTGAACCGCGCCCAAAAGCGTTACCGTACCCGTGCCCGTGGTAGTGGTAGTCTCTTGAACCCGGTCGGCTAAAACAAGCGCCATCTACATTCCTAAGTAGCGTTATCTACCAGCACCCAGCCCGGTGTCTGGTTCGTTCCAATTGTACCCCAGCTAGGTGTTTGCCCGGTAGTAACTGTCGTCCAACTTGATGCTTGCGCGTTGGCTATTGCCGCCCACGCTGCTGTTTGCGCATCGTTAATATTTTGCCAGTTTGCTGTCTGGCTGTCATCTATGGGCTTCCAATATACCGCAACCGTATCCCCGACTGCGCCGGTTGCAGCTACGCCGGTTAAAGCAAGTGACCTGTTTCCAACCCCAACTGAGCCTATAGCAGCAACTGCTGGCGTACCAGCCAAGTCAAAACTGTAGGAGACCGAGACCGAGCCAATGTTTCCAGTGGCCTCTACTCCAGAAAATGGAATAGAGAGCGCCCCAACTTCACCAACAGCCTCTACGCCCGTTATGGCAAACTGTTTTTCGGGGGCTACATCGCCCACCGCCCCAGTTGCTGCATCCCCCGTCAACGCAATCTGTGTTTCGCCACGAGATACTGTGCCGACCTCTTCGGTCGCAGCTACACCGGTCAAAGCTACGCTAAAAGCAGCGGCAACGGTTCCTACATCACCTGTAGCTGAATTGCCCGTTATGGCGTTGGCTACGCTTGGAGTTAGTGCCCCGACTAGCCCGGAACCCAAGACTCCGGTCAGCGCAATGCTGTAAGAAACCCCAACGGTTCCCACGTTACCGGTAGCGGCATCTCCTGTTGTAGCCGTGTCGTTGGAAGCAACTACAGCCCCGGTCAATCCAGAACCAACAACCCCGGTTAATGCTACCGATACCGACTGAGTAACAGTGCCCGTATTGCCTACGGCTTCCACCCCTGTCAATGCAACAGTAGATGAAATGCCGGTTGTTCCTACGTTGCCCGCAGCAGCAGCGCCGGAAAGTGTAAATCCTATGCCAAAGGTTACAGACCCAACATTACCTGTACCAGACGCGCTCGTGAGGACAATCGTCCCGCCCCAAGCGTTATAACCCCAAGTGGCGTAACCCCACGTACCCGGATTAGGGGCTGACTCGCCCGTTGCACTGAACGGTGCGCCAGAAAATGGCGCAAAACCGAACATGCCCTACCCCACTTTAGGTAGTGGACAGGCGCAGCAACGCGGTAGTCGTAGTATTGGAAGGCATGGTCAGTGTGAAGGTTCCAGCCGTGATAGTCTGGGAGCCAAAGGTATGCACACTAACTGCCTTGTTGCTCTGCGTCGAGTTGTACAGCAGCACCGTATCAAACGCCGTAGAAAGCGTGACGGTCGTGTAAACAAAAGACGCAGAGGGAGTCCAATAGGCCACGCCCGCAGTTGCTGAACTGTTGGTTGCTATGGGGGCTGTGCCGTTGGTTACGGTCACACCGCCCGCCGTGTAGTTTGTACCGGTCACTTCGCCAGTAGACGAATACACCGTAGTGGCTGCATTGATGGTTGCCGAAGAAAGGTACAACGCAGCCTTAAACGTGTCAGCAGTGGTCGCTGCGCGAATAGGAGCCGTGCCAAAGTTGTGCGTGGCGGTCAGCAACTCCCCCATGAAGGAAGTACACATTGATTGGGTGTTAGCCATGATTAGTCCTTAAAAAGAAGCTGCTTCAGCGCCTGCAAAAATGGGCATTTTCTTTAGCGTCACATGCACTGACCGGTGAACCAACTCACCATCCAGCCAATACTCTGTCCACGTAGTCGCTTCATTGTCGTTGTCAACCGTGCCGGTACGATGCTCCAGCAGGGAATCATCCATCTCGCCTTTGGTTGTAGTGACAATCAATTTGAACTCCTGATAAGTGCGGTTGTGGAGGTGTTGGAAGGCATGGTGATTGTAAACGTGGTAGCTGAGGTTTTGTCTGCCCCAAAGTCAATCACTGCAATGGACTTGTTGCCTTGCGTCACGTTGTAAATCAAAGCGCACCGGGCCGTCAAAGCCGCCGTCCAAGACGTATTTGCAAAATTCACGTAAGCCGTGTAATCCGCAGAACTGATGGTCACCCCAGTTAGAGTATTGCCGCCTGCTGTATAGCCTGACGCTACAACCTCATTGGTTGTTGAATAGGCTGTAGTATCTGCGTTCAAGTTGGCATTGCCGGTGTACAACGCAATCTTGAGGGTGTCTGTGGACAGATTGTGAACGGCCTGATACAGCTCTTTCTTGAAGCTGGTGGTCTGCGTCTGGACAATGCTCATGTCACCGCCTGCCTATACTGACCACTACGGTACGCGTCTTGCCTTTCAAGGCCATCACCGAGTCGCTTGGCAAGAGCTAGTGCCTCTTTGTACTTACCGTCGTATAGGGCAAGTAAATCTGCTTCACCTTTTTGAAACGTGTAGGCTTCAACCAGACTTCCATAAAGCAACACGGTGTCAAAGTTGTCACCCAGCCAAGTTGTAAGCGCAGTGGTGATGGACTCGGGGTAATAGTAGTAATGCAGTTCTGCGGAGTAGGTTGCGTCGGGTGTTGGACCAAGAATGAACGACAACTCATTGCTGATGGTTGAACCAGAAACAGTAGGGCCAAACAGTGCGTAATACTTTGGTGTCCCAGTATCAGTTGGCGTAGGGTACGCCTCACGCATGAAGTTCACATCCTTATTGAGTAGGAACGTGTACGCGCCAGAACCAGAAAAAATGGCCAAGGAGTACGAAGACAGGAAGTCATCGGGGCAGGACAAGTACTTATTGCCGGATGTGATTGTCCCCGTCACGTTCTTGCGCAACGAGGGGAACTGCACCGAGTTGTAGATGCGCTGTTCTGCCTGCTGGATGAAGCGGTTAATCTGAGTCGTAGACGATACCGTAGACGAATCCGCAAGGGTAATCGTCGGAAAGTTGTTTTCCGTGTAGGTCTGTATCGCCGACGAAAGCTCAGAATAGTTCATCCCATCGGTCCTCGTGCCATCACGCCTTTAGTGGCTGCGCCAGTACCACGGATTTTGATACTAGTTGTCTTAGGTTGTTCGTTACCAGCGGACTTGCTATATGCGCCAATAGCAACATCAAGTGTATCGAGTTTGCTTTGGTTAGGACCACTTGAAGAACCCTTCATAGCCTTGCCGTCCATCGTGTGGGGAGGCGCGTAGACGCTGGCGGGGCCAACTTCCTTGCCGCCTTTTTTCATGCTGTAGGCCATTACTTGCTCCCTTGGTTTTTAGCGCGGGACATGTTACGACCAAGGCGCATACGGTCATCCGTAGTGGGCCCGCCTTTCTTCAATTTCAGCGTAGTGCCCTTGCTGCCTTTATGCTCTTGAGCATCGTGCTGCTTGAACGCCTTCTTGATCATGGCCTTGTCTTGCGCCTTGTCACTTTTCATGTCTTCTTTAGCCATCATGGACTCCTATGAAACCGTTACTGTTACCGTGCCAACACTCGTGGTTCCGACCAAGTAGTTGGGTGTTAAACCTATATCGAAATAACTAGCCCCACCAACTGGAGCCCAACCCCACTGAATGTCTCTAGACCCCCCTGCAAGGTAGCCGTTTACGTCTGTTCCTGAGGTTACATAAGACACATCAGGACGGGGTTCACGCACTGCTTGCGGGTCATTTACTGGGTACAAACCTAATGATAGCTGAGGTTGGTCTGGGTCCCAACAGGTGGGGCAGACTTTGATTTGAAAAAGCTTTGTCTTAATGACCTCTTTCTTGAGCTCACTAAGTTTATATCGTTGCCCGCATCGGTCACATTCTGCAATCGCAAACTTGCCAGAAGCGTATTTAGTAGCCACGCTTCACCTCAATAGAAAAGCATTCTTGGGACAAACCGGTCAGAGGCTTTCTCCCGGTCTTCTTGGGAAGCCAGCAGCCACTGCTGCTCATACTCATCCTTTAGGAACCCAACCCGTGTGGGGTCAGCGTCAGGCCGCTTAGCTGCAATGTAGAACGCCAAACCTGCAACCATGCAGGGGATCAACCGGAAAGGGATGTCCTCGACATTCACGCCGTTCCCAGCATCCTGCAACCGACGCAGCCGCCAATAGACGAAAGTGTAGTCACCGCCTGCATCAGGGGTAGGCCAGACGTTGATACAGGGCAGGTTCTGGACATAGATAGCCGCTGCAGCCGTGTGCGCCGCTGCCGTAGTCCCGTTCTGTCCACGCAGACAATTGATCAGGCTATTGCCACTGACGTTGGTGTACCCGATGGTTTCCGAGTCAATCTTGATAAAACCAGTAGTAGTAAGCCCAGACGTATCACTGAGGGCTATGGTTGTATCCGTACTGGTGATGGTAGAGCTAAGGGTCACAGACGTAGAGTTGGTCTGCGCCGTCTGGCGGTTGATCCACACCTGAATGGGCCGTCCATTGGTTAACTTGTTTGGGATGGTGGAGTAGGTGGACTCAGAGATGCGGGTGATGTTGATATCCGACTGTGTACTTGCAGTGCCGTTGTTCTGGCGGATAACGTGGTCTAGCAGGTCGATCGTGTCTGCGGGTAGGGGGTAGATAGCCTGACCCGTAACCATGGCGATAGCGCCCTCTTGGATGGTCCACAGGTTGATACCCCGGTTGGCCCATTCAATCGTCATCAGGTTCAAAGACCTACGCGCCGTACGGAACTCATAGCCCGTACGCACCTCGATACCTGCCCGCTCATAAGCCTCCTCAATCAGGTCGTTGAGGTCTAGGTTAAAGCTGGTAGTGCCGGTGGTGTAGGCCATTATCTAAATCCCGCTGTCTTCTTTGCAATGGTTTTGGGCTGGGCTACGAATTGTTTACCTGCTGCTTTACCAGCGCGCTTTGCTTTGGTGGTCGCAGCATACTCTGATGGGGACAAGGACTTTATAGCAGCTTCAGGGAGGTAACGCTCACCTGTTTTTGACGACGGTTTTCCCGACTTGGTACGCCATTTCTGGTCGCCCCAGTTTTTCAGGGATTGCTGCGGTGCTTTCAATCCTTGTACCCCCCGCCTGCTGCCTTGTATTTCTTGGCTACAAGCTGCGCCTTACGTGCTGACCATTGCCCTGCACCCGTACCTTGCGTAGCCGCAGCCTTCACTTGAGACACGATACGCTTGCGCAAGCTCGGCTTGGTGTAGTTGCCAGCAGCATTGACCCCACCACCTTCAGCGTACATGGTGACATCGTTCGGATTGTCTTTGCGGACAACCGTCTTCGCCTTCGGCATTTTTGAAGGAGCAATGTCACCCATGCCGCGTGAGGCTCTCATCGCATCATTCCTCGGGTCTTGCCACGCTGGGCAATACCATCGCCACGGCTGGATGCGCTAGATACTTTACCGCCTTTGGCGTACTTAGAACCTAAAGCAGCGCGAATATCTTTTCCCGATGGAAGCACACCATTTTTTAAATTCGCGTTGGGAGTTGTCCACCACGATCTATTTTTTTCTGAATCCTGTTGAGCTTTATTTTCAGCCTCAAGTTTTGCGTTGGTCTTAGCTGTTTCGCCATAGGCATCGGACCTACGTTGAGTTTCCGTGGAACGCCACTGAGATTCTGCCAATCTATCGCTGCTATTCCCTGCGGGGTCAAAATTTGGAGTTTCTTTAGGGGCTCCAGAGGTAGATGTAGCAGCTTTTGCTGGAGCTTTTGCAGAAGGAGCAGAACCATCTCGGCGCTTAAGCCCAAGCTGCTTGTTCATGTAGTCACGCAAACTAAGGCCCGATGCCTCTAGCTCTTCTTTGGTGACCTTGAGGCGGCTTTGGTCGGGGCGCTTGGGGGTGGCAACAGTTTTTTCTTCGTCATCCATAATTTTCTCCTTAGCACATTGTGCCGCGAGTCTTACCACGTTGAGCAATGCCGTCCGCGCGGCTAGAAGCGGAACCGCCCTTAGCCATCTTTTTCACGCCCCGCATGCCTTGCCCCGCACCCGCAGTAGATTTAGGGTTTGCCGGGGTGCTGTCGGCAGCGTTGTACGCAACGTCCTGTTTAACCTGCGTCTTGGCGTCCACTACCTCATCGTAGTTGGAGGGTTTTTTATCATCAGCCATGATTAGCTCCTTAGCAGGCCATGCCGCCCTTTTTCATCTTGACTTGCATAGCCTTGGTCTTACCCTTAGAGGCAACACCGTCAGCACTCTTGTGACCGCTAGCCAAGCCACCAGTAGCCATCTTAGCCATGCCGCCCTTTTTCATCATACCCATACCACCAGCAGGGGCGGCGGGAGCCATTGCAGAGCGGGGGGCTGCAGGTGATTTTTTCTTCATCATCATAGCCATCATCTTGGGGTCCATCTTTGTAGCCATCTCACCACCTCGTTTAAAAGTTTTGCCTTTGTCGGCGTTGCTGAAATCTTGGCCCACGGACTGTGGGACTCCTACTTCCTTGGCGAACGATGGGTTGTGGGCCACCGCCTCCATGAATTTATGTTGTTTCTTGCTCGTGCTTGGCATCGTCTTTTTTCCGGTTCATAAGCTTCTTGACGGTATCTGTTTCGTAAATGCGGATTGCTACCCAGACAATACTAAGAACCGCAGATACGGCAGGTAAGAATTCCACAAGTGTTCCTATTACAGTAAGAATAGAAGCGCCATCAATGATGTGCTTCAGAGTTTCTTGGTTTTGTTCGTTCATGTCGTGCTCCTAGCATTTCCATCTTGCTAAGGAAGCCGCCTTGCGGGTGGGCTTACCTTTTTCGTCTTTCATCGGCCCCGGCATACCAGACATGCGGGCGCAGAACGAGTCCTTGCGCGGGCCACCTTGGGGCTGGGGAGCCTTCAGGTTGCTGCCTGTTGCAGCGTTGTACTTGGCTCTTCCTTTGGCAGTCAAACCCGCTCCCTTGGAGACAGGTAGCTTCTCGCCACGACCAACTGCAAGGGAGGGGGTTTTCTTAGCCATTTACTACTTTCAAGTGCAAACGCGCATGTTCCTTTATCAGGGGCTGCAAAGCATCTTGCTCAAAATTGCGGATAAATTCCTGTGTGCCAATGTGCGGTAAGCTGATCATAGGGTCAAGATAAATCTTAAACCCCTCTGCCCGCGCACGGCGGCAGAACGTGTAGTCCTCGCCAATGTACTGTCCGTCCACGAGCAGGAAGTCAAACACGGCGTACTCATCTTCACCGTCACCATCGCCTGCGTATCTCCACTCAGGGTGGGTAGAAATCATGTGCTCAAGAACATGGCGACGGATCAACATGAAACCAGTTGCTACACTCTCAACGCGCATCAGACCGTTCTCATCAAACTCCAGCTTGTTCTCTTCGTCCAAGTAAAAGTCAAGGAAGAACTTGGCATCGGTAGCACGGCGAGGGTACGTCCCAGCCACTACGTCTTTGTCAGTAGACAGAGCCAATAGACGGGTAACTGCCTCGACGTTAATGACCACATCCGCATCCACAAAGAGCAAGTCGGTGCAGTCGGAGGACATGAAGTTGCCGACCAGCTTGTTCCGTGCCTTGGAGATGATGGAGCAGCCAGACAGGTGCGCCAGATGAATCTGGACACCCATCTTATCTAGCAGGGGTACAAGCTGCGCAATGGCAAACGCGGTCTTAATGTTGACCTTGCCGTCATAGCACGGGATGGCAAGCATGATCTTGCGCCCCACTAGATTGAAGCTCTTATCAGCCATAGTACACGTTAGCAGAAGTTATGTTGCTCATACTCAAGTAAATACCGTTTTTAACCAGTACTCCTTCACCGGGAATCAGTGCAAAATTACCAAACAAGTCAGCCGCACCAATATCGTAACTAGCAAGCCACAAAGACGCATATGCCGCCACTGTTCCGGCAGCAATAGTCCCAGAGTTAATGTCTGTGACGGTGAACGTGTTTGCGCCTGTGCGCGTGATGGAGTAGTTGCCGTTTGTGCCAGATGTCCCGCTTGCTGTTGCAAACGTAAGCCCGACTACATCGCCAGTTACCAGTCCGTGCGCGGTTTTGGTAACCGTAATAAGCGTAGCCGCCCTCTCGTATGTCGCTGAGACAGGTGCTGTGGTAGTGTCAAAAATGTCCAGTGTTCCAGCCGTAGCTGTGCCAACCATAGAAACAGCTTTGAGCCTGTTCCGACCTAGAACAACAAACCCGCTGTTGTTTAGGTGTCCTGCTTTAACGTCTGTTTGCATCATAACTAATCTCCTGTAAGACGGGGGCCGAAGCCCCCGAGACTAATTAAGCAGACGCTGGGAACTGCGTACCGTTAGAGTCGGCTACGGTGTAGAGAATCGTGTACTGCACCGTACCAGCAGTCACCGCAGCAACCGTTGGGGTCATTGTGGCAATTACTTTAACATCCGTTGCGCCAATACCAATACCGTTAGGAGAAGCCGTAGATGCTGCACCGCACCATGCGCCCAGTTTAGAAGCTGCGTTGCTGATAGCAGCGCGACCCAGTGAAGTTACGTCGGTAGAAGCCCAATACAAGGCGGCTGTAGTGCCATCACCAATGCTGACGTTAGCGGCGGTAGAGCCGGTGAACGCAACGGTAGTGTCAATGTGGATAAACTGAATCTGAGCGCCAGCAGGGAGAACACAGATAGTGTCAGTGGTTGCCGAGGCAGCTTGACCGGTGTAGTTCTTTTTAAAGGTCTGAGAAACCATGGTCGCGCCACAGTTTTCAATAGTGCCGACGGTAGTGCCAGTGGTGTTGCGAACAGTGCCAAGCAGCCACGGGCCAAGATGAGTAGCGAATCCCATGATAAATCCTCACATACAAGTAGAGCGCATCAATCGGTATGTCGTCTAGCCGGGACTAGTTTGATGCGCCGGTAACCCCGGAATGGGAACAATATACACCAAAAAGAAAAGGGGCACAAGGCCCCTTTTCTCAACCCCAGCTTAAGCGCCGGGTGAACCGAACATACCCAGAGGGTCAGACCAGCCGAACGAATAACGCTCGCGGGACTTGTAACGGACGTTACCGGTGTCGAAGTCGCCGTCCATGCTGTTAGCCAGCGGAGTACGAACGAAGTGCTTCAGACCGTTAGGAACGTCAGTCGTCAAGTACCAGCCATTGGTATCGGTCAGGTAGTGGTTGACGGTGTAGCCTTCGGGGATCGAACCATTGTTCTTCAACGCGTTGATATCGTTGTCGGTAGTGCCAACACGGAGGCTGGTTTCCAACAGACGGGTAGCAACGAACTGCAGAGCAGGAGGAACAATCAGCTTCTTGGGCTTAGCTGCAATCAGCAAACCGCGCTCATCAGTCCAAGCAGCGATCTGAATAACGGCGGCTTCCAAAGAAGTCTCGTTCAGGTCAGCGTTAGTGGAAGGACGATTGCTGTTAGTGCCGCCGCTAATCAGCGGGTGAGCAGTGCTAAACAGAGGTACACCGTCGCCGCCGTAGTATGCAGCGGAGTTAGTGAAGCCGTTGTTCAGAACCGCAGCAGCCTTGGTTTGCTTGGTGTACGCCATACCGCGAGCCAGAGCCTTGGTGTAACGAGCGGACAAGCTGTCATACAGATTGTCTTCGATTGCCTCTTCCGTCAGGGAGAAGCCCAAAGCGATGGTTTCGTGGTTGTAGCGTGCAGTCCATGCTTCCTGTGCATTGTCGTACTGGATGGCAGAACCCTCGTTCTTAACCGGTGCAGCACTAAAGCCAGACAGCTTGGTTTCCTCTTCAAAAGAACGCTCGGAGGTCTCAGTTTCGTAGAGTTCCTTGTGCTCTTCTTGGTAGGTAGCATACTCAAGGCCGAACAAAGCGTTCAGACCGGGAAGCAACTCTTTAAGTAGTTGTGCGCGTGAAATAGCCATGATTTACTCCTTAAACACCAGTGGTGTTGTTATATTGGTGAGTGTTAATCTTCACCAATAGCTCGGTGTAAGTGTCGGCTGCGGTAGCAGTTTCAGGCACTACGTCGATAACACGGATTGGGATAGTTGCGGTAGTACCAGCACCGGTCAAGGTAACGGCGAAAGCAGAATCACCAGTGGTGGTGCTGCCAGCGTTCAATACCAAAGCCAAGTTAGTACCCACCACAGTGCGCCCTGCGGAACTCATGGTCGTACCAGACGAAACCACGGCGACCTTGAACAGGGCCATAGGATCATCAATTACGTATGCGTATGCAAGGTTAGTCGAGGTCGAGATAGAAGCCGGTAGGTACTGACCCTGAACGGTTTGACCGCTAGAGTTGACATACTGACCGCCCATGCAAACGCCGACGATAGTACCCGAGTTGGTAGTGGTTGATTTAATCAGATAGCCATCACTGTCAATTTGAACCGTATCTCCAAAGAAGATAGCAGTAGCAAACGAAGCAGCAACGGGAATCTGACGGAAAGCACCGGCGTAAGGCATGCCGTCAATTCGATTGACAGGCTTTAGGCCATACGGAGCGCTAACGGTAGGATAAGCCATAGTTAACTCCAAAAAAATTAAATACCTTTTCCAAAGCTAGTCGAGGATTTCTTCTCTTTAAACAGCGGCATCCTCGGGTCACTCTGGCGCATCATGGTATTGTCTACAGCTTCCATCTGAGCCCGTGATTGATTTGCGAAAAATTCATCTCGCTGTTCAACAAACTCTTCTGGTGTCTTGCAGAGCAATAGCCCGCCAATCTCAATGTTGTCTTTGAATCGACTAGTTGGATCAGCCAATAACCGAAATCTAGGTTGCTCTTCAATACCGACTGGTTCCCATCCTTCTCGGAATTTGCCCGAGATATTACGAGGATCAGCAGCATTCAAAGTAGAAACCCGAATCCATCTGTACGCATAGCCCGGTTGTTTGTCAGGTTCAGGCAGCATTTCGGCTGGCATCCACTTCTTAGGACGTTCGTCCATCACCCGTGCAGTCATCTCGCGTTGTAGTCTGTTCTCAGCCATCTTAGGCCTCCAATTTACTTATTTCCCGAGCGTATTGCTCAAGAGTTACTCCAAGTTTTTTAGCAATGCCAGCCTGAGTTTTAGTCAGTTGGATTTGCTTCGGCGCAGTACTGCGTTTAGCTGGTGCTACCACCGTGCTTGGTCTTGTACGCTGGGGCTTATCACCACCATCGTTCTTAGAAGCCGTAAATTCTTCTGGGAACCTACGTTGGACTTCTTTATCAATACTGGTGAAATATTCATCAGTACCAACAAATGCTCTACCGTACCGCGCTTCTAACTCTTCGTGGACACCTTCGGCATACTTGCGCATTGCCACTTTGTCACGGGACACAAACCAAGGGTTTTTGGACACCCAGTTTGCGACCTTAGGGTCCATCTGAGGAGCCGCTTGCGGTTGCGGTGTAGTTTGTACACTATTTTCAGGCGGTTGTACAGTAGGCCGATAATTTTTAGTCTTATCTAGCTTCATCTCCGCCCGTGTCAATTCCCGCTGTGCATTTAGCAATTTCTCGGAATCCCCCGAGTCATACGCTTCCCGGTAGTTCCTAGAAGCTGTTTCAAGCTCCATTTCGGCTGAACTCTGATAGGTAGAGATTAGTTCTTTCTCCCCACTCTGTACCATAGTTCTCAGTCGGCGATTCTCATCCAGAATCTGCTGCGCAGCCGTCAAAGCCTCTTGCTGCTCACGGAGAGCCGCCTCTTTAGCCCGACGTTCGTCGTGCCAAGCTTTTTTGTACTGCGTAAATTTCTGCTTTACATTCTTAGAATACTCAGCAGATTCATCAGCCTTCTCAAGGTCATCCTTGATTGACTCCGGCAACGGGTCAATATGCTGGTCTTCTTTAGGGGTGTCATCAACGATGTTGACTTCTACGTCTTCATCACCCTCAACAGTAATTTCCATCTTCTGCTCATCGTCTGCCTTGGCAGCGATTTCATCAGGAAACTTGTATTCTTCTCCGAATCTAGACATGTGCGCTCCTTATTTGCGTTTGATTCCCCGTGGGTCTTCTACAACGCCTTCGACAGAATCGTCGTTGATGATGCGGAATTCACGGTCATGGATGAGCAGTCGAGTGCCAGCGTGGGGCCGAACCAAGACAAAATCACCTTTTTTGCACCATGGCCCGGTGGGGAACCGAGTTGGGTCTTTGTAGCAGTCGGGACCCAGATCAACGACAAACAGAACCGTGGTGAGCAACTCTTCATTGCGCATGGTTTCATCTGCCTTAACCAAACCGAGACCGCCTTCATACTCTTTCTCAGCTTCCGGTACGGCGCACAGAATCCGATAGCCCGAAGGCATGGGTAACTGTTTTGCTTTCTCTTCTGCTGATGTGTTCAGTACAGCGGACAAGTCCACCGCCCTGATGTCATAAGCTTCATTCATCGTCTAACTTCTCCAGTTGGTGTGTAAGGTCTGATAGATAAGAGCGAGCGGTGAGCAGACCTTTGATAACCCCACACATCTCGCAATAATCGTCAAAGCTCTTAGCCCCTTTCGCGGCTAGAGATTCTTCGATGTGTTTGACGCCTTCGTCAATTCGTTGGTTAATGATGCTGATTAGCTTGCGACCATCGTCCATCATTCACCTTTCTTCGCGGGCTTCGCCGCTTGATTTTGTGCAGCCTGTGCTGCTTGCATTTCTCGTTGCTGTTGAAGCTGCGCGTTTTGTTTCACCATATCCACCTTGGCCTTAAAGCCTTCCGATGTGTGCTGATGCTCACGTTGCTTCTCGTTGTTCTGAGCCTGCACGGCAAGCTTGGCTCCTTCAGTTTCCTGCTGGGCTTCGATCCGCTTGAGCTCAACATCAATCTGAGCCATCTTGGCCTGCATATCCTGCATGTCTTTCTGAGACTTGCGTTGCAACTCGCCCTGCTTGATCTGCAATTCTTGCTGCTGAAGCTGAAGTAGCGGATCAGCCGCTGCCTGCGCATTCTTGGCTTGCTGAGCTTCTTGCTGGTGCTGCTGGAGCAACATCTGGCCTGCCTGCGCTGCCATCTGCGACACTTTGACCTCCATCTCTGGAGACATCATCGCCTCATCTTGATCATCCTCGTAGGCCGGTAGTGTCTGACCCATAGCCTGCTCAAGCTGCTTGCGATACTCCATACCCAAGTGGTCCGCAATGTGGGCCGACATAGCCCCCATCACTTTCTGTTGAAGCTGCGGGTCTTGCCCCACTAGCTCTTGGATGTGCGGGTCTTTTATCGCCGCCATATGCACAGTGATGTGTGCCTTGTGGTCTTGGTACAAAAACGCCTTGACCGGCTTTCCCTTGAGGATGTTCATGTTCTCCGTCACGGGGTCGCGCGGCTTCATGTCGTCTTCGATGGGTACAAGCTTCTGGTAGTTCTTGATGCCAAGCACATCCAACATCTGACGATGCAAGATGGGGAGGTCATACAACTGCGGGGCTGTCTGGGCTAACTGTAGAGCCGCCTGATACTGCACAACCTTCTGTGCCATGGTAGTGGCGTTGGGGTCGCTAACGGGGATGACATCCACCAAGTCATAGTCAGACTGCTTGGCCTGCCGCCCACCTTCTTCGGGCTCGTAGCTGTAGTCATCAGGGGTGTAGTCACGGATGATGTCCCGCAGGAGCTTGAACTCTTGCTTCATCGCGTAGTGGATGCGTGCTTGAATCGCACTCATAGTCTTCAGACTACGCTCAAGAATCGCTAGTGTCGTGCCCACGGGAGCTTGTGCAGACATGTCGGAGGCATTCAACTCCATAGAGCCAGCGAAGCTGCGGCCCTCTTGAATCATCTGCTGCAACAAGGCCATCAGTACTTGGCTAGGCTCTTTGTAAGGCAGGGCCATCAAGTTGTCCTTGATAGTGCCACTCGGTACATCTACGTCTCGGAACTCTCCCGGCGAGATTGGCGTGTCATCACCTTTGGTGCGGAGTCCTCTAGTCTTGAAACCACCAGGAAGATTAGAAAGTGTCCCAGCGTCCACAAGCTGACGAAGAATGCTAGTACTAGATTTAGAGTAAGCACCAATAAGATGAATAAGGCCAAAAGCATAAAAACCAAAACCTGGAATATAGGGGTAATGCACAAAATGAGCACGTTTCTGATGATGGTCATCCTCAGGTCTCCAGTTGCGGCGGATAGAGAGAATCTCTCCCGTTCCCTTCTCAATAGTGACGATGTACGGCAACGCTATGCCTGTCTCTTCGCCATCCTCATCTGTATGCTCGTAGCCCTTGAGGTCGAGGTCAACCTGCATCTCCAAAAACTTGTACCGATTGTCTTGGGTAGCACGGAACCCTAACTTCTCAGCAATCTTCTTCTCAATGTCATCCATGACATTTATAGGGTCTCCAAGGTCTATATCCCTGTAAAACCCTTCATGCTGAAGTCGGCGTAGCTCGTTCTTTGTTTTACGCATGACGTGCGTAACCCGCTCCGAGGACTCTAGACTGGACGCACCGTATGGCACAACCACGTCCTCCGCTGGCGCATACATAGACACCTGACGATTCAATGCCGGGTCGAAGTACACCTTCTTGAACGCATTGCCCGCTAGCCCCAAGCCCCACAACATGCGCTCATGCTCAGGCCGGTACTCGACCATCACATCAGTCATCTGATAGTTCATGTCGTTCTGAACGCGCTCAGCCGCAGCCTTCTTCTCTGGCGTTTCTTTGCCGATGATCTGGGTCTTGACCGGGCCTGATGCAGGAAAGGTCTCCATCATGGTCTCAGCTTGAAACTTAACCACGGCCTCTGCCAACAGCGGGTGGTACACACCACAAGCACCGGGCCATGGCTCCATCCGCTCTTCAAGCTTCAGACCCAACAACTGCAGCCCATCCACGTATGTCTGTACCCAGTCCTTGCGGCTGGCAATGTCGGTGTCGTAGTCCTCAATCAGGTCACCTGCCAACTGGGCTAGGTCACCCTCATCCATCCTCTCAGCTAGGTTATCGTCGAAGTCATCTTCTTCGTCATCGGCAGGCTCAATGTGCATAGAGAAGCCGGGCCCCTCAATATCTACTGACTCAGGGTCCACCACCGTAATCTGTAGTGGTTCTTCGTCGTCCATCCCCTCAAGCTGGTCAAGTCCTTGAGGGGCGGCATATAGTGCCCGGTCCATATTAGTAGCCATCATCTGTCCTTCAAAGTCGCTCGGTTTGTTGAGCGGTTATATGTGTAGTCTTGCGGCTTGTGCCCTTGCCGTTTGACGGTTCTATCTACCGCACGTTCTTCGGCTGTCATCGAGTTACGTTTCTGACCTGCTGATGTTAGCGTGCCGTCATCGTTCATTTGACCACGTTTCTTTAGTATGGCAATGGCAGTATCCTTGTTACCAACCTGCGCTGCAAGCCGGTCCACCAATTGATTACGCCCCATGAATTTCTGCGTAGCCATCATCTGTCCTTAATAGTACGCCGCTTTTTTGCGGTACTTGTACAGGAAGTCATCCTCCGGCTCATCCGAAGGGAGACGTAAAAACCCACCTTGCCGAAACCTCAAAAGGGCCAGCGTAGTAGAGTCTACCAAGTCGTCGTTAGTGCCACTAGGAAAGTCGTTGCATTCCTCAATGACATCCTTGGCCCACCGGCGGTCCGGGGCCCATACTATCCCAGATGCAAACAGGTCGCTCACAGCATTGACCCGAGCAATCTTGTCCTGTCCCTTGCCGGGGGTGAACTCCCCAACCGGAATACCCATTCGTCTGAATTCCTGATACAGGGCAGAACCGTTGGATTTCTTCTCTACCATGAAGGCGTCCGGTTGCCACTCCTTATACTCTGCTAGAACTAACTTCTTAAGCTCTGGATACTCTAGACGTTTCTTAATTGAATTAAGTAGGATGATGGCGAAGTTGTTGGTCTCTTCGTTGAAGAACACACCCCACGTAGTCAGGGCGTTGTAGTCCGATCGGTTGTTGGCTTCCTGTGCTGCATCCAAGCTCATAATAGTGAAGTCGCATACGGGTGGGTCTTCCTTCTCCCACACTTTCCACCACTCCCGCTTGATGAGAGCGCCCTCTTCTGAGACGGGATTCTGCATGTACTGGGCATTCCAGTAGCGCACATCCAGCCCTGCCTTCTTAGCAAGCAACTCTTCCACGGGCCAGAACTCAGGCCACAGAGCTTCTCCGTCATCTTTAATCGCTGGAAACTCAACCACTTCCCACTGGTCAACGCCCTCTTCCTTGTTCATCTGGGATACGATCTGCCCAGTCAAGTCAAGCTTTGACCAACGGGTCATAACAACAACAATCGCCCCACCCGGCATAAGACGCTGAAGAGGACCAGACTGAAACCACTCCCAAGCAGGAAGAAAGACTTCGGGCTTTCCAGTTTTAGCTTCTTGCTCAGAATGAGGATCGTCAATAATAAAAAGATCAGCCCCGCGCCCAGCAAGAGCACCACCGACACCGATTGCAAAGTACTCGCCATTGAAGTTTGTTCCCCATCGTGACGCTGATTTAGAGTCAGCCTGCAGTTCTATCTGCGGAAATATGTCCCGGTAGCTTTCTGAACCCACCAAGTTACGCACGCGCCGACCAAAATTCACAGCCAGATCGGCTGTGTGGGACGACATGATGATTTTTTTCTGGGGGTATTTACCCAAGAACCATGCAGGTGCAAGGTAGGAAATGAGTTCAGACTTGCCGTGGCGGGGGGCAATGTTGACGATAACCCGCTTTTTCTTGCCCTTGGCAATATCTTCAAAGATTTGGGCTAGTTTTAGATGGTGGGGACCGACTTTGTAACCTGGATATACGTGTTTTACGAAGTCTAGGAAGCTCTCTTTGCCCAAATTCTGCGTTATTTGGGTGTCATAGGTCTTCAAAAGCTCAAGAACACGCCTTTTCTGCTTCTCAGGCATCTTAGGCAGCGCCTGCCGCAGCTTAAATAGCTGTTCTGGGGTCAGTTTGAGGACTTCACTCATCGACTTCCTGTTCTAGCCGGACAACTTCGCGGGCTTCTACGTCAATTACGCGGTTTTCCAGTGCCCCGAGGGTATCAAGTAGCTCTTTTTCGACCTCTTCGATGGTCTGCACCTTGTGGGTGATCTCAGTGCGCTTCTTAAAGGCATCCACACCATCAACTTCACCTAATTTAGCAATAGCAGAGATGCGCGTCTTGGAGTCTTTGGCATTTTCCACCTCCATTACCAGCTTATTGACCACATACATCTTGAAGTCGGAAAGCTCCTCCACTATAGATACGTTCATCTGGGCAACCATGCCCGCTAGTAAAGCAAGTGTCTCGTTGGGGTACTTGGCAAAGTCGGGCCGATGCCGGGAGTCGGTGATCATGTCGCGGGCCAGCTGTTTAGCTTGGTCCATGTTGTCACTTGTGGGGGATATAGGTGACCCTGTTAAGTCTGAGAAGAACTTAATAGTACTGGCGCGCATCTCCAACTCCTGAGCAGGGGTGAGCTCAGGAAAGGCTTCCTTGGAGTTGTCTGGTAGAGGAATGTTCTCCTCGATAGTTGGCACTAGCGGAGATGTCATAGCTGCAGTATATAGCACTTGGGAATTTTTTGTAAAAAATTTTTTTACACGGGGTCGGGATTTAGTGACGGGGGGTGTTTTGAAAAATGAGGTAATCGTTTGTCTATTGCTAAGTGTATAGGGGGGCGGATGGGACCCGCGCGGCATCTGGGGGTGGGGGGTGAGGGGGTCTCAGGCGCCAAACTTGACATATGGGGTGGTTTATGAGATAATTCAATCACTGTCTAGCATGTCGCAAGAGACAGAGAAGGAGTACATATGTTCAAAGCCATATGGTTGTGGCTCACTCACTACGAAGTGATAGCCATGGATAGAGCTAGCGGATACGCCCATCACTGGTGGGCCCGCAACGAAGCAGACGCCCTTGACTGGGTACGCTGCTACAAGCCCCGATACACGGTGGTGTACGGCAAGCACGGCAAGCTGCTCGGTGGTCGCCGCGCAGTGTATTAACCAACGGGGGCTTCGGCCCCCATCTTTAGGAGCAATGACATGAGCTATGAGATTCAGTACAGCGACCTTGGGTCGCAAGAGACAGTTAAGAAAGCATTGGCTGACTGCAAGCAATGGTTGGGCAACGCCCAGTTTAAGAATGTCTGCAAGATACTGCAAGCCGACAACGGGCGGACATCTGCAAGCTTGGTGCGATTTGGGCTGATGATGCAGGGCATCGAAGGCTATCCAGCTAAGGTGATGATGGACATGCACTGGACACGACAGCGCGACCTGTTCGACGCCGAGTGAGAGGAGGGGGCTTCGGCCCCCTTCTTTTTTGGCCCATTGATGCCAGTTATTTTCTGCCGCGTGCGTGTAGTGCGCGAGCGTGTGAGAGCGCCCATTCAGGTGCCATACTTGACATATAGCCTCAATTATGAGATAATTACATTGTCAGCGCAAATCGGCGCTGATAGTTTCTAAACCCTTTGCAAAGGAAATTACCATGGCTCAATTTACAGCCGCTTCCGCTTTTGACTCCGCTCTTATCGACCTCTCCGAAGGTGTAACAAACGCGAAGAAGCGCGTTTCGATCCTCCGCTCTAACAAGGCACGGATTCAAAAAATCCTCCGCCCCATCGCATTGATTGTCTCCGGCGCAGGCTTGAAAAACGTCAATGCTCACGTCAGCGCTGACGCTTATTCGGACAATTTCCAAATCGGCGTCTACTTGTATGGTCTGGAAAGTTTTAAAGTTCCTGTGCTTGCATCGTTAGTTGAATACCTGGATGGACTGTGCGAAGATGGTTTGACTCGCACTCGCGAGTGGCCCGAGAGCTTGAATCGGGATTATCACTTCACCCTTCCAAAGGGCCACCGGGTTTCCCTTTGCGTTTATGTTAAAGATGATTCCCCAACCTGCAGAAAGGTGGTAATCGGAAAGGAACTGAAAGAGGTTTTCAAGTATGAGATTCAGTGCGATTGATCCCCACTGACTGAAAAGGGCGGCGCAAGCCGCCCTTTTTTTGCGCCCACGTTTTTGATGCCAGTTATTTTCTGCCGCGCGCGTGTGGCGAGCGTGGTCGATCGCGCCTATTTAGTACCCCACTCAGGCGTGGGACTTGACATAAGGCGTGGTTTATGAGATAATTACATTGTCAGCACAGATCGGTGTTGACGATTTCTCTTTCCATTTTTAAAGGAAATGTCACCATGGCAAAAAAAGCCGAACTATCTCCCGCAGGCGAAACCCTGCAATTTAAATCACTCTCCGATTTTGCCTATGCCCACGCGGGTTTGACGGGCAAAGTGCAGGAAATGGCAAAGTATGCAATTGCAAACATTGCAGGGTTTCCCGCCGAATGCCCCGATGAAAGCAAAGCCGAACTGAAAACGGGTTATCAGAAAAAATGGGGGTCGTTGCACCCTCCCGTGATGTTTATCAATGTCGGCGGAAACTATCTCGCGGAGACCGATATCGACACAACAAAACTCACGGGAGACCATGAGCGCCGGACAATTAGTGCGGACTATCTCATGAACATCACAACGCATGAGTATGGGCAAATGACAAAAGACGATCCAGCATGGCGCAAAATTGTAGAAAAATATCGGGATGCTATGAAGGACTATGCCACTAATCGTTTCAACGATTTAGTGAAAGCCGCAAAAGCCGTTATCGCTGAGACAACACCCGGTGCAAGGCGTACCCGCAATATTGTTTTGTTTACTGCATCGGTGCAGAAAGCATTTGACGGTCTCGAAAAATCGGTGAAAGTAAAAGCAAAAGCAGGTAGCGGTGACACTACCGCAAACCCTGTGCAATTCAGAATGGCGGTTGATGCATTCTGGAAGGCGTACAATACCAAATAATATTGGTAGATGAAACCCGCTAGGTCGCAAGGCCTAGCGGGTTTTTTTGCGCCCGCCGTTTTGATGCCAGTTATATAGTGGGGCGCGCGCGAGGGGCGTGGCTTGTTTGAGCGCGCACAGCGTAGTCAAGCCACTAAATAGCGTCCCACGTTTGCGTGGGATAAGAAAACGGTACGCGAAGTACACGGAATCAGGCTCTATGGATTAAGAAAACGGTACACCACGAGACAAATTGTACATATACTTGGTTTAAGCAAACGGTACGCGATAGAAAATGGCGTTTGTTCTAGTTTTCTGTTCCGCAAAACAGGCTTTGTTCTGTTTTTAATAACACTATTAGAACAGGGTTGAGCGTTGATTTTAAAGGGAAAAACGGTGTTTTGTTCTAATGTTCTACGAATTTTTTTGGATAGGGGAGATTTTGGCAAAAACTTGCAGGGCGTGGAGGCTTAGCAGCTTCTGCAACGCCTTATGCAAAAACAGCGTCAAAAGGAGGCATATACCCTCAAAAACACTAGAACATAGAACAAACCTCTCTTTTTTAATTTATAAAAATATTTTTATGAATGAAATCAACGACTTACAAACGCCCAACCCACAAAACCCTGTTCTATATGTAAAAGTCAAAAACTAGAACAAATAGAACAAATAGAACAAGCCCCAACCCACCTCGCCACTACCTAACTAATGTAAATAAAGCCTTGACATAAGAGTCAAAATCGCCTACAATGGGGGCGTAGGGCGTAGAAGAAGATGAGTTCACCGTTAATCAGTTCCCCACGCATGCGTGGGATTTCAAACCTCGAAGGAGTAACACAATGCCAACACTATCGTTTATGACCGCAACAGCAGACCAACAGCGTGATGCCACCGCATGGCTCGCATCCCTGCCTCGCCACCTCCGCAAACAATACCGACCAAAAGTTTCTTACAGCCTGGCAAGCCTGGCAAGAAGAGTTCCCTATGACTCAGTAGACTCTTATATGAAGACTGAGTTCCGTGTCGATACCTACCACACACAGAATCTTGAGTTCCTTGATCGGGCTTACGACTTTGATGAGTTCGGTGACATCGACAATGAGTTCGATGGGCTGACCATCCATGAGCCAGACAGCGAGGCCGCACTCTGGGCCTTCTGCACAGGCTACGACAACATCTGATTTATTTTTAGGAGAACACCATGGGACAGATGAAGAACCTCTACCTCGACCAGCTTGAGGCTGACAATGCCGACCAACCTGTTGAAATCACTATCTATGTGCTGACAATGGGCGGCAAGCCCTGCAACGCATACATGGATAAAGCCGAGGCCGACTACGAAGCGTGGCTGTGCAATCAGGCTGACGCACACAACGAGGATGGCGAAGTCAACCTCTTTGCAGTGACCGAAGTCCAACTGCTTACCTAACCCCCCACCCATCCATTGGAGATTAACTATGAAAGTGTACGAACTGCACATCAGGCGCGGCAGACTTATCAACGATGACCCGCAACGGCGGTGCTACAACGGCGCGTACTTTGCCAACCATATCGAGTGGGAGCCATGGGAACTGTGGCTCAAGAATGACCACTATGAATCGCTGGAACACGCTCAGCGTGTAGCACGGCTCTTTTGCCGTGAAGACCAACAACTGAAAGCAGTAGAAAGAGAGATAGCATGAAATCAATAACTGTTGAGATACGAGACCAATTCGGCAACCAAGTATTTCATCCCGTCTGCGAAGATGCCCTCCGCTTTGCCGCCATTGCAGGCACGACCACGCTGACTGAGCGCGTTTTGACCTGTGTGCGGGGGCTCGGCTACGAGATCACCTACACATACACCTACCCAAAGGGGAAACTGCCATGAGTGCATTACTAGTTGCAGGACTGACCCTGCTTGGGAGTATATGTGTCGGCTTCGGCTTTGCCAGCGTGCTGGCTCGGCTATGTGTCTCTTTTCAACGGTGGGTTTCTGTTCGGCGTCGTCGCCCTGATTTGTGTTGAAGACCACGAGAAAGAGGAGAACTAAGATGTTTACATGGAACTACCGGCTTGTGAATAACAAGCGGGATAACGGGGGCGAGGATTGGTATTGTCTGCAAGAGGTTGTCTACAACAAAGCAGGACAACCCACCGGACACGCCGCGCCTTGTCTTGGCTCTGAGGATATGGAGAGTATGCAGGATGTGTGGCAGATGGTGCAGGATGCCTTTGCACTACCGCCCCTGCAAGACGAGGACTTTGTGAAATACGAACGCGAGGAGGACGATGATGACTGACCACACCCCACATTGCCGCAAGTGCGATGAACAGTATCCCACCGCGAGGTGGGCTCTTGGTTACAAGATGTGCATGCCATGCGCAGAACAGGAGACCGCGCCTACTCGCACCATCGTACCCATGGCGAAGTCCAATTACATCCTAGTGACTGACCTAACCCTTTTGAAAGGCTTGAACAAGTATGCGTCTCAATAACATGAGCCACATGGATGAGATATTTCTCACCCCACTGCTACCCTACAGGGAGTTCTTAGTAACCCATGGCGAACATGGGGCGGCGTTAATGGGTAGTGGCAAGTTAGGCAAGCACTACCACGCGCGGTACGAGTTCCCATGCGGGACGGAAGTTTCCGTGATAAGCGGGCCGCTGTTCTATTGCAGCCCCGATGCGCCCTACGAGTACAGGATAGGCGAGGGCGAACCCGTAGGGCATCAGACAGATGAGGAGTTATATATCTTGCTCACAAGGATAGTAGCGGGCGAGAAACCCAAGGAGAACAAGGAGGGGTACAAGGAGGAGTACATGGGGGGAGATGCAGACCACCGAGACCTGTACCAAGATGATTTCCACAGGCGGGCTGTAGATGAAGCGCATCTAAGTAAGAAAGTTACCCAAAAGCCTTGACTCAAATGTCAAGTTGTGTTATACTCAAAGCAAGTCGGAAAGCATCCTTAGCGCGGCCCGACTTAGTGTCCCATGGAAACATGGTGTGTTAAACGAACGGAGAATCGAAATGGAATTACAAAAGCCTCAGCACCTTATCAGCCTTGCATCATCGGCTGTGCTTGTGTGCGTAGACATCAATGTGTGGTCAGCTACGAAGCAAGACCGTGTTATCAGTAATGAAGTTACTACGGCAAAGCATGCGAGTAAGAACGCGGGCCGGTATGTTAAGCATCTGTTGGCAGACCATCCCAAGCACAAGGCGTTGGCGAACTATCGGCAGACAGTATACAACTGGCTTCAGCGTAGGACATACCCGTGGAACAAGGGCAACCACTTACTGCCATCGGTGGACATGCCTGTGTTCAAGAAAGAATACGATGAGCATCAGTCGCAATTTGCTTTACTGAAGGCCGAGTTCCTCGCGGACTACGACAGCATCGTGTCCAACATGGCGTTCAATGCGGCGGGCATGGGTGACATGTTCAACCGCACAGACTACCCACCGAAGGAGCAGTTGGAGCATCGGTTCGACATGAATCTGTTTGTGTCCGAGGTTCCCATGAGTGATTGGCGCTGTGGGATTGCATCTGACATCGCTGAGGACTTGTTCGCCACATACAGCAAGCAAGCTGAGCAGATAGTGTCCCACGTTATGGTGGAGCAGCAATCAAGGTTCATCGAAGTCATGAAGTCCATCAGCCATTGCTGTGGCGTGGAGGAAACCGGCATTGATGACAACACAGGGGAGACCAAGGTCAAGAAGCGCAAGATTTATGACTCTACTATCCAAAAGGCAAAGGAGATGTGCGAATCGTTTAAGCAGTTCAACCTGACAGGCAATGCGGAATTGGAGGAAGCCCGCGCCTCATTGGAAGTTGCCCTCACGGGCGTGGATGCGGAGTTAATCCGTGATAGTGACGCTGTGCGCGCGAACGTGAAGGGGGATGTGGACAGCATCCTGTCGAAGTTCGGTGCGTTTCAATGCATGTGAGTATAGGTAAAGCAAGTAGCAAAAACGGCAATAAGTACTAACGCCATCAGTTCAATCATAGTTAAAGAAAGTTTATATCATGTCCAAAATCAGTTTCACCCAAACCGTGTCCATCAAGGAATTGCGGAAAATCATCCCACTCATCGGTGAGGAACTAACTGTCGTGGTGCAGTCCGAACCCGGTTGTGGCAAGACCTCGCTGTTGTCTATGATTGCCATGGATAACGGGGACAAGTGGCGTTCACCGCGCGATGGCACAAGCATCGAAGGTGACAAGTACGACTACATCTATGTCGATTGCCCTGTGAAAGACATGAGCGACATCGGCATGACCATCCCCAACCACGCGACTCAGCAGTTGGAATACTATGTGTCGAGCCTGTTTGACATCCACAACGGCAAGCCCAAGGTCATCATGCTTGATGAGTTTATGAAAGCACCCAAGCTTTTGCAAATCATCTTCACGCGACTCATGCTTGAGCGTATGGTGGGCGATGTGCCATTGCCTGAGGACTTGAAGAACAAGCGGAAGTCCATTGTCATTGCAACATCTAACAATGCAAGCGATGGCGTGGGCGACACGATGCTTTCTCATGCGGGCAATCGCGTGTGTATCTTGCAGATGGCAAAGCCAACCCCGAACGAGTGGCTTGAGTGGGCGACTGAGCATGGTGTCTCTCGCGTAGTCCGCGCGTTTGTGGCGATGTTCCCACGGAGCTTGGCTTCGTACAAAGAAGGCGATGCACAGAAAGATAATCCGTACATCTTCCATCCTAACAAGAGTGCATTGTCCTTTGTATCTCCGCGCTCATTGGCGAAGTGCGATGTCATCGTGCGTTACCGTGATGCGATTGGTGAACATGCTACGCAAGCTGCGTTGGCTGGCACGATTGGTCACAGCGCGGCGGGCGACATGGCAGCGTTCATGGCATTGGAGAAATCCTTGACCGATGTGAAAGACATCATCAAAGCGCCGTCAACCATTGAAGTGCCTAAGGACATCAGCGCGCAGTTGATGATTATGTTTCAAGCAGTAGATGTACTGGAGACGCAAGACAATCTGTCCAAGTTCATGGAGTATGTCGAGCGCATTCCGTCTAACGAGATTCAAGGTGTGTTTTTCACCATGATGATGCGGACACCCAAGTCCGTGAAGTTGGCGCGGAACAATCTCAAGATCGCTGAGTGGGCTAAGAACAATCACGACTTGTTCTAACTAACTCCCCACCGAAGGGTGGGGTTCTATTTTTTCAGGAGGTTCTATGGAATTCAGTATGGCTGAGATGTTCCTTGGCGCGTGGGCAATCGTGATGACGATGCTATGGGTTAAGAAGCGTGAGGAGATGCGGATGTTTAGGTACATGACTGTCCATCATCTGCGTAGGTTAATCAAGAAGGAAGTCCGACTTGTGGACGATGGCAATGCTTTTATTTTTGAGGAGATTAAATGATGAAGACGGATGAACTGACAGGAGCCACCCTTGATTGGGCGGTGTGCCGCGCACAGTATCCCGATGCTGACATGTCAGCCACGCATGTGTGGATTGAATCAGGGGATGGCGAAGATGACTTCTTGATTGACGAAACTTCTACCGACTGGTCACAAGGCGGGCCGATTATTGAGCGGGAGAAGATTGGGGTAACACCCATGACTGTGACGGTCGGAGACGACCGAGGTAAACGCAAATGGTTTGCCAACCACGAAGATAAAACGGACTTTCAAGATGGCCCCACCGCACTCGTTGCAGCCATGCGCTGCTACGTTGCATCCAAGCTGGGTGATGAAGTTGATATACCTGAGGAGATAAAGAAATGTTAAGAGACGCACAGACCGCCCGCATCAAGCGGGCACACATGACCATGTTCAAGCACCCACAGACTGCGCTCTACTCGGGCGTGATGCTGATGGGTACGAGTGCGGTCATTGACGATTGTCCTACTGCATACACCGATGGGGTGAACAAGCGGTACGGGCGCAAGTTCATTGAGCAGATAACTAAGGAACCACAACTGCGTGGGTTGGTACTTCACGAGAACCTACACATTGCTCTGAAGCAGACCATCTTTGGCGTACCCATGTTCAAGGAGAACCGTCAGATGGCAAACCTTGCCGCTGACTTTGTGGTGAACGACATCATCACTTGTATCGATGGAACAGTTAATAACTCACACGAACGCTTGGTCGAGTTGCCGGATGGGGGTGTTTATGACCCCATGTTCCACGATTGGTCGATGCGTGAGGTGTTTAACTATCTGAAGAAACACGCGAAGCCTAAGTGCAAGGGTAACAAGCAAGGCGGGTCAGGTGGCGGGCAAGGTAACGGCACACCCCAAGGTGGGACACAAGACAGCGATGTTGAAGGAGACAGCGAATGGGAGTCGGTGACTGTTAACGGCAAGACCTATGACTTGTCTAACGCAGATGAGCACGACATCATCGACATCAGCAAGCTGTCCCATGAGGAACGCAAGGACTTGAACGAGGAGATTGATAGAGCATTGCGTGAGGGCGGCATCCTTGCAGGGCGCATGGGTGGCAAGATGCCCCGAGCCATCTCCGATATGTTGGAGCCCAAGGTTGATTGGCGTGATGAGTTGCGTGAGTTCGTGTCTGCATCGGTGCGCGGTAAAGACGAGTACACATGGCGGCGCATGAACAAGCGTCACATGGCTAATGACATCTATCTGCCAAGCATGGACAACGAGACGATCGGCGAGGTGATTGTGGCGATTGACACTTCCGGTTCGATTGGCGAGAAGGAATTGAACGAGTTTGCTACAGAACTGGTCTCAATTTGCGAGGTCGCTTCACCTGAGAAGGTTCGCATCATTTGGTGGGACGCTGAGGTGGCAGGGACGCAGGAGTTTTCCGGTGACTACACCGGCATTGCATCCATGCTCAAGCCCGAAGGCGGCGGTGGAACTAGGGTCTCATGTGTCAGTGAGTACATAAATGAGCATCGCATCAATGCGGACTGCGTGATTGTGTTCACAGACGGGTATGTCGAGGACAACGTGAAGTGGGACATCTCTAGTCCAACCCTGTGGATGGTGACGCATTGCAAGTCGTTCAACCCCCCATCGGGTAAGAAGGTCATGGTCAGCTATGACGATTAGGATTTCAATAGCAGGAGGGGACGTTGTATGGGAGGCGCACCCCCAATCAAAGATGAGGTTCTCGCGTCAGGTGGCTGAGGAGTTGCTACATCGATACGGAGCCTTTGCCCACATGCACGCCCTAGATGCGCTGGAGTCCCGCGACCAAGAACATTCAGCACGCCTGTGGCGCGATGTGTTGTCAACACTAGATGAAATTACAAACGAAAGGAAGCAAGATGATAAGCCTGAGTTACGCACGACTGAAGCGGATAAGCCTGAGTGAGAAGCCCTATCGGGGCAGCACCAATCGGTTCCCCATCATGGGGCGCAGACAGAACACTAAGTACTTCTTAGCTGAGGAGGAGAACGGCGAGATTCTCTTCAGAGTTATGAATGGATGGATTTACTCTCAACAACCTGTTACGCCTGAGGAGGCTATTGAGTACAAGAAGAATGGTAAGAATCTCTACCATGACTCTACTAGGGGTCAGGACTATCTGTGGGTTCACAAGCCCCACGAGATGGGCGTTGTACGTTCGGACAACACCTTTGAATTCACAGCGAATAGCTACGCCCAAGGCGGGCGTAAGTTCCTTAGCGATGCAAGCTATGGGTACTTCAGTAACGACTCACGAAGGGGTGGGATGGTATTCAACAGCGCGAGGAACGGGTTTTATCCCATACACCATGGGATGCGAGTGGACATCAAGACCATGAAGCCTACGAAGGACATCACCATCATCGGTAAGACGGTTGACAGGAAAGCATCTAGGAATCTGATGGCTAACCACAAAGACTTCTTTACAGTAACTGAGACCATGTGCAAGGCGATGACCCTTGAATCATGGTTGGACACAGCTAAGACTATTTATCTTGAACAGGAGATAGAACATAAATTGCCTGAGGAAATTTTAATGCTTGCTGAGGCAATGAAGTCTTCTGCGCCACTTGATGCGATGACTCTCTATGCGTTTGGTCTGAACAGTGATCTCAGATGGAGGATTAAAAACCCATCGTCATGGCATTACCACAAGGATGCGGTTGAGGTGTTCAGTTCTATGAAGGCTAGGTTGTGCCATCAAATCTACAAGGAGAACGCAAGCACATTCAAGACTGTGACCTATGAGATGGGCAAGGTGTACCCGCCTAGCGTGTGGGGCTACACATTGATGGTTGATGGCGTTGAAGTTAAACAATACGGACATGGAGTATGAGCATGACATTATTTCTTGATGGCTTTGAAGACAGCACGATCAGACGCGAGTTGATCGAATCACCTGCGTTCCCACTGGTGCGTGAGATCGTATTCAAGCATGGCTTGCGCGTGGCGCGGCGTACCAACACGGGGTGGTTGATGTGCAACCCATACGGCATCGCCGTAGGCAAAGCTAACTGCACCAAGAACCCCGAAGGTGTACTGGAATACACATGGCGTTCGCCCTACTACATGAAGGAGCGCGGCTCAGACAGGGCTGACAAAGAGACTATTCATAGTGCAAAGCTGTCCTCATTGATGGGTGTGCTGAAAGCTAAGAAAGTCATCCCGCCAGTAGGAAACATGATTGACCGCAAGATGAAGATGCTTGGCGCTCCGGTACGCTACCTGAGACGTTCGCTAGGAGATTCCAATAAGGAAGTTAGCCTGAGCAGCAATTCTGTTCATGCCTTGCTTGCCTACTACTTGCATGGCGATATTGATAGTCGTGGGCTATCGCTTGACCGAAGTGAATGTAAAAATTTACTTGACAAATGTGATAAAGCTGATAGCATCAAGCGTATGAAAGATGAAAAGGCCGATGCGTTTTTCCAAAATCCTTTCTACATGATTGGTGTGGACGAGTTTGGTGACTATCTCATTGGCAAGATGCGGATGATTCCGACTGATACAGGTGAACACAAAGCGGAGATGATTGAGGACTTTAAGCGTTACAAGTCCATAGAGGATTACCCTAACTTGATTGCGTTCATGACCATGACCAAAGCAGTCTATGAGAACAAAGAGCATCACATGCATTGTGGACTACCCATTGTTGATGAGTACAACGATTCACTTGACGCTGTGTTCTTCTACGACACGCGCCCGACCCACTACGACCATACCTATGTGGTGACACCATGCTGACCCCTGAGCGCAGGGTCAAGGACAAAGTTAAGAAGGTACTCAAGGAGTTGGGTGCGTACTACGCCATGCCCGCTACAGGTGGATATGGCAGTAGTGGTGTGCCTGACTTTCTTGTTTGCTATCGCGGGCAGTTCATCGGTATTGAGTGTAAAGCGAATGGCGGCAAGACCACAGCATTGCAAGAGAAAAACCTATACGACATCCGTAAGAACGGCGGCACTGCGTTCGTGGTTGATGAGAACAATGTCGGTGACTTGCGCGAATTGTTAGTTGAGTTTTTTGTAGAGGATACCGAATGAATGAACAAGATTTAGAGCAACTGCGAGAAGTCCATGCGGGGCTTGCAATGGTGGGTCTTTTGATGAAAGGGGTTTACGACCAAGACATACCTAGCCGCGCGTATCAACTAGCAGACTCTATGCTGATAGCGAGGTCAGAATCCGCTGGCATCGTATCCGTTAAACGCCATCTAAAGAAGGAGAAGGCACATGACAGTAACTAAACCGAAGTTGAAGAAGGGTAAGTGGGGCGCGATGCACGACAAGGTGCGCGTGGTTGGACAAATGCTGCACAACGGGGAAAAGCCTGATGTGAAGACACTTGCTGCGCAATTCAAATGCTCAAACAAGTATGTTTATTTGCTTATCGCAGCGGCGCGCAAGATGACCGGTATAGCTAAGCCCCCATCCAAGCGTGGGTCACAACTTAGCCGCGCAGTAGAGTTGAAGAGAGCAATGGCAGATCGACCATTACCCATCACGATGGAAGAGCCTAAGTTTGGTGATGTAGTCGGTGGCTTGGAACTAATCAATATGGGTGGTGGGCAAGCCCGTTGGGTCAGGAAAGAAGAGCCTAAGGCAGACATGGTGAATCACCCTCCGCACTACACCGCAGGGGGCATAGAGACCATCGACTTTATCCAAGCGAAGCTGACACCTGAGGAGTTCCGTGGCTATCTGCGCGGCAACATCTTGAAGTACTCTAGCCGAGCAGGACTCAAGGGCGATGCAGATGAAGACCTTGGCAAGATGGTGTGGTACGCCAACAAGCTGAAGTCCCTTTCCTAAACCCTTACGAGGCATGGTTCGCCATGCCTTTTTTTGTATCTATTGAATTTACTATTTAAGGATTAAGAAATGCTCACAGGACTAGAGATACTGATAGCGCGAATGAAAGACCACCCCGAGGAATTTGTTAAGCAATGCAAGTGGGATACGCTGATAGAAGATTTCAGAGACAACTTCACCTTAGATGAATGGGAAGCGTACAAAGCCGCCCGTAACGAGATGATGCGTGACCTATTCAACGAGGCGGTACTCAAGCGACTCGCGGGCGAGGAAGATGATGGTAAGTCACGGATAGCGACATACAGCACTGCGCAAGTAAGACAAGCCTTTGGTGCGACAGACCCCAAAGCCATGTATGGACAGCTAGTAAACACCCCACAGCTTGCCGCGAAACAAGCCAACGCTGCAATGCAACAAGAGGCTTACAACGCCGCGCTTCAACAACGGCTTTATTCCGAACAGCGGGGCATGCTGAACAGCGCAGGTTCGCTTGGTAACACTCGCCTCTTTGGATTATGAGCATCATCACGCTTGATTTTGAAACCTACTACACCAAGGGGTTGGGGTTCAAGACTCAAACCACCGAGGAGTATGTGCGCGACAGACGCTTTGAGGTAATAGGCGTGGGCGTGAAGATAGACGATGCACCATCTACTTGGTTCTCAGGGACTAAGGATGAGATTCATAACTATCTGTCCACGCTCCCGTGGGACACTAATGCCCTGCTGTGCCACAACACCTTGTTCGATGGATGCATTCTTAGCTGGCACTTTGGTGTTACCCCTATGTTCATGCTCGACACACTTTGCATGGCGCGGGCACTTCACGGCGTGGACGTAGGTGGGTCACTGGCATCACTTAGTGCGCGCTATGGCATTGGCAAAAAAGGCGATGAGGTGCTCAAAGCCGAGGGCAAACGCAGAGAGGACTTCACCAAAGAAGAACTCGCTACATACGGCGACTACTGTATCAATGACGTGGAGTTAACTTACAAGTTATGG